AATTCCTGTAAAATTTCGGGGGACGACGGATCGGGGGGAGTTAAAACGTCATAAGCTTCGGCTGGCTTCCTAAGCACCGCTAAAGGCCTGTTAATTATGTTAGCGTGTTCTTGAATCAGGGGTTTATAGAATTCTGTGGGTATCTCTGTACCTTTAATATTTTTTAAAAATTGTAAAAAATCATCTTCTTCGATGTTGAGTAAGTCCCCGTCTTCTTCAGAAGCGGGCCATGCCTCTTGTCGCTTGTAAACTTGACCATTACTTTTTACTAAGTACACTCCATCTGAAGCTACGGCTGTTTTATCCCCATTATCGGCAGCATGTACTACCAACGCTTTATCTAGCCCAGACAACGCTTCGGATTGAACTTCTACGTAAGGATTATCCTCTCCGTGATCCCCCTCAAACATAAATCGTAGAATATACCGGATAATAGGCGACCAAACACCTAAATTAAAGTAATAAGTGTCCTCCATTTTGATCCAAGCATAATCTATATGTTCCTCACTTAGAAGAGGCCGGGGAGCTTCAATAGGAAGATATGACACGAAGAATAGCCCTAGCTTATCCCCGATATCAGTTTTAACCTCTCGACCCAAAACCAAGTTGGCCTCATTAAGGGACATACCAGTTTCTTCTTTAACTTCTCGAAGTAATCCCTCTTCTGGAGTTTCGTCATCGTGAATATGACCACCCGGTAAGTCCCACCAATCCGACCAACGATCTTTTAGAATTAAAACTTTATCCTCTGAGTCCCTAATCAGGACTTTTGAGGTAATGGTTAATTCCTCCTCTAGATTTTTTTGAAAAACATCTTCCCAGTTCAAAACAGCATCATGCTGGAAGGGTATTTCGGGGGGCCTTAATACTTTGTATTGGGTTTTTCTGCCGATATCTGCATGGCGAGTGTATCCAGTATTGTCTCCGCTGTGGGAAGTTTGCTTTAAATCGGTGTTACGCATATCTTTATGCCCAACTACCCCTTTATTTAGTTCTATAGACTTTTCAATAGCATACTGAAGAAGTTCTTCCGCAAAACTAGTAGAAGAATCTTCCTTTTTAACGGACTCTGAATCCTTCTTTTTCTTACGTTTTTGGCCTCCTCCACCATACGTAGGAGTAAACCCTGAGGACTCTACGGTAAAGGCGGTTCCTGCGAACCCTCCCCCGTTTCCGCCAGCACCTCCACCTCCGCCAGCACCTCCACCTCCTCCCTCTTTAAATAGGAAGGCTTTAAGTTGTGCTAACTTTTTAGAGGTCATCCAGACCGTCCATATCTAATTTATCGGGATTATATATGGCATTCTTCTGCCTATTTATTGCTCTGTCTTCTGGAGCCTTAGGAAAATGGGCGGTTTCAATCCCCATTAAATCTCCAGTTTTATTAAACGAAGCAACGTAACTATCTCCACCAGACTTAAACCACATTTTACCCATATCATTAGTTACATCTTGGATATCTGGGATATGTCCATGATCTATGACTTGTTTAACCATAGTCTTAGTGCCGTTATAATTATTGCGGAACGCATTTTGAATGTTAGGTTGCATAGTTGGCACACCAGAATCTTGCTGTCCTGTTTGATCCCTACCTGCCCCACCTAAACCGGGCTGACCTTGAGGAATAGGAGGTTCAGTCATGCCTTCTTCAGCATCACCCATTCCTGAAGCCATACCTTCCATACCCATATCCATACCTTCCATTCCACCCATAGCTTCTTGCTGCATTTCCATTTGTTCTTTCGGCCCTAGGCCTTCACCAGAAATTTCGAAGTCCAAGTGCATAATTCCAGAATCCATGGACTTCAATTTTACGGTATAGCCATCTTGCAACAACTGACTAGCTACCATAACTTTTTGCTGAACAAATTGTAGCTGAGTTGCTTCAGCTTTTTCTTCAGGCGTTAGAAGTTCTAATTTCCAATCAGTAATTCCAAACATATCCAGCATTACTGGGAATACTTTTTCATGGAAAATTCTTTGGTCACCCTCAACAACCCTGCTCATAACTACAAGTTGCTGTGTTTGGGTAGATAATCCACCAAACCCTTCTGGAGCCCCTTGCCAAGCAGGAGTTACACCCCACATAGCCGAAATACGTTCTCTAATTTCCTGCCTAACTGGAAGATAATCCATTTCCTGCAAATTGTGGAATAATCGAATCATATCAACTTTTCCACGTTGAGATTCGTTACTAACCGCAATCATAGGAATATACTCTGGATTCTGTCGTATTTCCTGCTCTACCCGTTCTCGCTCTGCCCTTAAGCTGTCAGGATCATCCGTAGATATCAAAATCATGGATGCTGGCATCTTACGTTCAAAGAAATAACGATACAGGGTCTTATCCATACCAATAATGGTAAGAATTTTATCGAACAGAGTTAGAACAGGTGACCACCCATATGTTCGGGTAGGCATAAATTTAGATACGTGAAGAACCTCAGAATCTAAGAGATACACTTCCTTACCACGATATCGGTACGTAAACATGGCGGGAACCATGGCCTTACCACACGAATCACAAGATTGAGGTAAGTCAGAAGCGGCTCCATCCCGGTGGATGTAGCAGACGTAGTGTAATCCCTTAGGGACACCCGTAGATTTGTCTAGATCATACTCTATAAGAGCAGGGTTTAATCGCTCTACGGAAATTACTTTGGAGCGAACTTTATCTCCATAGTCTTTATATTCTTTAGCAAAATAAATAAAGCCGTCATCAATGGTGTTTACATCCCACCAAAATTCCCTTAAAACGTCCTCCAAACTTTGGTCAAATACGTTACAATTTTTCGTAAAGGTCTTAAGTTGCTTATACTGAGAATCGTCAGGCTCAACTAGGGTTTCCCCACTATCCTTGTAATCACAATCCTCATTAATACATGCAGGAATTTTATTTTTGTACTGCGTACCACAATCGGTACACTTTACTGCAAACAAGGGTTGCCAAGAAACTCCCCGCCTAAAAATTTCAGAAATTATATGGTTTACAGGAGAACGAACTTCTTCAACAGATTGAGAAATCTGCTGAATATCTTGAATCATATGCTGTCTAAAGGCAGCTTGTTGCTGAACCCAAACATTGACTACTTGATCTACACCAAATGTCGGATTCTTATATGTTTCCCCGCTTTTATTCAATAAAGCCTGTTGTCCGACCGTATTGAGTAGATTGCTGAGGTCATATTCCTTTTGCGCTAGTGATCTTGCTTCAGGAGCAAAATCATTAAGTGTTAATCGTCCTGCCATTTGCCACCTTGTCTATATGACTTTGACCTGTTATTTTTGTTAGGGCCTCTATAGCAGCTAGAGTAACCTGAGATTGGTCTGAAAGAACTTCCTTAACTACTGGAGATTCTTCAGAATCTTTTGCCGGTGCGGTCCTGCTAAATTGTAATTGTTCTTCCAAAGTCTCAATTTTTCCAGTAGCAACCGCTAATTGTTCTTGTGCGTCAACCAAATCTGCTTCGGGTACCCCTCCGAACATATGTTCAAGTAAGTTTAGTTCTTCCGCCGCCCTTACTACCTCTATCATTGCAGCCATTGGCAATAAAGTCATAGCCTGATGCGTATCAGGTATTTCGTCCTCTGCCCCTAAAGATTCTAGGGATTTATCCCAAGTATCTAAAACTCTCCATACATGACCAGTATCATCAAACTTTGCTACGAATTGCTGCACTCGTTGTCTTAACTGTTCTCCCGCTGGCATACTTGCCTCCTAACGTCCTATCTAATAGGACAAACTCCCGAATCACACGCTTCGTCTATGAGTTCTGTCTCAATTTCTACTTTTTCGTATTTATAAAGTAGAGAAGCGTCGAAATCTTTAAAGTTCGCACTAATATTATTATACTCCTCTTCGGTAATTTCTTCATATGGGGCTAATTCATACGTTCCCCCATCGTGGGCTAGGAATGAGGCCCCCATCCATTTGTCCCAGTTATCCCAAGCTAATTCCTTCGCTAAATCCCACTCATCCTCCTTAACTGTCATAGTTATGGATGTGTTGTGGTCAGTATAGTTTTCCTGAAATTGAAAATAAGTGTCCATTTGATCCGACAGAGACACATTATTCTTAGTATCAGTACTAGTAGATTTAATGGGGAAGTCAATAACTAGAGTTCTAGCATTATTCATACGCTCTTCATAACTGTCGCCGGGTGTACCCACCTCGGGAGAAATCGACCAATCTAATTCTCGGATAACCTGAACTAGAGGGTCAATAGAACTAATACGCATTCGTCGTATGTAGTATGGGCTGTGAGACATATGTATCCCTGCCGAAACACCTCCAGCTACTAGACTTAAAGTTCCCTCTGGTTTTACTGTTGTTACTAACAGAGGAGAATTAACCCTTAAATGAGAGGCATATTTATCCGCTTCCTCATTCGCAGTTTTTTTAAGGAGTCCTAGTACCTTATTTTGTTGTCTCTTAGTATATTGTACAGCAGAAAAAGCATCTTTAACTCCTGTAAGCGACGTTCCTAGTAATCTATCCCTTTGCTGGACTTGGTTCCAAACAGGTAACTCTAAGTCCACTAAAGTCATTCTAAGGCCCGCTCTAGCCGACATTCGTTGGGCTTCAACTAAGCCGTCTAAGTCCAGATCACCCCCTTCTACAAACGCTGATAAATTAACCGTAGTTAAGTTACACACGCCGTGACTATCTAATAGGATTTCACCACAAGGGTTCGTTCCTATGGCATTAGGTCGTCTACGGGAAGCTTCTTCTTCATTAAAGAAGCCGGGTTCACCTTCATACTTCATCATATCAAAAACCATATCCAAATATTTTTTATCTGGTTGATTTGTGAATACTATGGAGTTATTGGACATCCTCCGATGGTCCAAGTTCTCTCTAGAATTTTTACCGTCTTCTAAGCGTAGAGAATCCCACCAAACGGGTTTTTCTCCTAAGGCATCTAACTGTTTGCCTAAAATAGCGTGGGCCTTAAACTGTTCCTCTGACCACAACCCGTTAATAGCGTATTTAGCTAACAAAGATTCGTAGTCATTAGAACCCATAAGGAAAATTTCAGCCGTTCGGCGTACTCCACCAACCACCACGTTATTACCGATCAAGTTGCCCATATCTAAAATATGGATTGGACGAACTTTATAGTATCCAGCATAAGCCCTTTCAAGAGGGGCTAAAGTAGGGTCAATTTGGTTTGTAAGAACCTTGTGAAATCCCTCAAACATTTCCATCAACGGTTCTGGGCCTGAGGCAGTCCCACCAAAAGTTTTCAGTCGCTCCCCACGGGGACGAACAGAATTATAGTCAAACTTTACAGTCTTTATATGCTCATATTCATGAGAGGTTAAAATTTCTAAAAATAAGCGAAGGGCTTCAACCCATCCTTCTTTAGAATCTCCAATGTAAACTTTAGCGTATCCCTGCTCTAAATCTATCCATTTAGTAGTCTCTAGCCGCTGTTCCGCAGGGGCCGGGATATAAGGATCGTGTAATACCTCTACATTAGCCCGGATGGGGGGAAGGGAGGTAGCCATTTCAGGAGTACACTTGAAGCCTACACCTGTACCAACTAATAGAAGATAGAATAGGTCAGACAAGTCTGCCCACTTTTCTATAGCTGTGAATGAGCAGTTGTAATTAGCTAACGGATATTTTTCAGCTACCGCATTTTCTCCACCACCAATCCATAGCGTTCTCCCACTCACAAACTGCTTAGTGTTATACATGGAATCAAACAAGGCCTCTGCCTCTGCATTAAATTCCACTAGGTCAGGGGTATAACCAATTTTCAGCATGTGGTCATACGCTAATCCTACATTATATTCGACTGCTCGTTTACACGCCTCTATCCATGTCTCTCTTCGGCCTAACTTGTTAGAAAATCTAGAATACGTGCGGTAAAATACAAAAGTTCCCATAGGAGAAAGAGGGGATTCCTGAGCTTCGTATTTACTTATGAATTCCTGAGACAGTTCAACAGGTCGGTGATGAGAGTGGTCGTGAGTATGATCATGTTCGTGGGCATGTGGAATATTGGTGGGTATAGTTATAGAAGGGGTCATCGTAAGTGTCACAGGGGATTCTCCTAAAGCGAGTCTTCGCCATACATTTGAACGGATTTAGCGTAAATATTGCCTAGGGCGGCATTAAGCTCTTCATCTACAGGCATGTTGTCATTATACGCTGAATTATCGGGTCTTGACCCAGAATTTTCATCAGATTTCCCACTAAAAATTTGAGCATCTCCAACCCCCGTATAAGAGGCTGGGCCGTCTAATTTATCTGCTGCCAAACAAGCTAATCCGATACTCCAAAAAGAGTCCCCGTGACCATTTGGTGTTTCAGCAGCGTATAAGTCCTTATTGACTATCAAAATTTGTTCTTTCTGTACTGCATCGGGCAATAAATGTAGCCTTTCCGTAACTACGTAGTGTTCAAATTTAGTGGCCATGTTGTTTTTTGACCTACGGCTAAAGTGCATTAAATCCCACTTTCTGTTTAACCCTCTTAGGTGTCGAACTCGTTCCGTATTCTCTTTATCGCTTAAGCCCTGCTCATTATCGGTTTGCAGTCCTCTCTCTTCTAGAGCCCTATCCGTGTTATCTATATATCCCTTATCAATTTGATAATTATTAGCCACTTGATTGAGAATCTCAACCTGTGCCTGATAAGACATATTTCTTATAAACTCGTGATACAATTGTACCACATGTCCATCCGTTTTGCGTTTACCAAATACTACAATATGCGATGGATGCCTACGTTTTCCTACATCATACCCTGCAACCACCCAATCATACTCTTCTGTAAGCTTATCAGCATGATCTACAGTTCGTCGATAAGGAACTAAGGAATCGTCTTCGCAAGCCTCAATTTCTGCTTCTGTAAAATACCCATCTGTTCCAAAATGCGGTTGTAGCATATACTCCGAAGCAAAAGAACTTCTGTTGCTCTTCTTATATGCTAATAACCATTGCTCATCTCGAATCTGCGGGGCTAAGACATGGCGGTTAGGTACTGGATCAAAGGCGGGTAAAACTATACTATTAAAACTCTCATCGTCAATCAAAGTTGCTAATAAGTCTCCCGGTGCCATAGGCGTTCCCACCACTATAGTAGGAGTTCCGGGGTTTGGGATAGGCATCAAAGCCCTAAAAAATAAATCCTTAATTTTAGGTAATTCGCCGGGATCAATAGGCGAGTTGGCATCTTTCAAAATGTCATCTACCACCATTCCCGCATTAGTATGGAGTCCCCGCTTAAACTGGGTTACTCCAGCCATTTCTACCCTAACAATCCCTCCATCGGCTGTTTGATACCTTATAGCGTTATCAGCCCCCCTAGCTAAATCTTTTGTAAACCACTCATTAGCCAAAAGGGGGTTTGCCCGAATTTCATCTTTCATAGTTCTTACATGGTATCTTACCATATCATGGTTATAAGAGGCGTACAATAAACTTCTAGAAGAAGCTTTGGTTCTCATGAGTTGCCAAATAGTGTACCCATGCCCTAAGATGGTGCTTTTCCAGTGTCCACGGGGAAGCACACAAATTAAATTTTGCCCTTCATCTAGAGCCTTATCTAATTCATCGCAAATAAACCCCACATGCCAAATATTAAATAATTTGGGATACGGAAAGCTATTCTTCCAAATATCTTGTATAAACTCTTTAAACGTACTAGGCACATCAATGGTCGTATCATTAGTTAAGTCTGTTACTAGTTCGTTTACCGCTTCCGACCATGATAATTTAGCATTCTCATTTTTAACCGTGTTAACCATTAGTGTCCTCAAAGTCTAAGAGGAAATTTTGGAGTCGGGTTCCAAGACGCTGACGTAACTCTTTATCGTCTACCTCTTCCATAATGATAGTTACGATTCCTTGGATAAACCTACGAGAAATCAACCCCTCTAGAATGGTTCGTTCGCCCTTTATAGCCATATCTACAGCTTTAGCGGCATCTGAAGCCCTATCGAATTGTAGAAGCCCTAAAGATTCTGAAGCTTTAGTGGTTATTTTCTTATATTCCTCTAGGTGTGCTTCAGAATCTAGCCGCCTGTGGTCTGCCTCTAGTTCGACCATCTTATCTCTAGCCCTAGCAATGGCTTTATTACGTAATTCTTTCCATCCCTGCTCTTTAGACCATTGATATAATGTGTCTTCGGGAACTTCCACTTCATATTTTTCTAATATTTCCACTTTGATTTGCGGAATTATTACATCATCATGGATGTAGGTTTTAGCGGCAAAATCTTTTACCGACTGAGAGTATTTTCTATTCATGAAGCACCCTTGGATTTAGGTCCAGCCTTTACAGTACCTTTCGCCTTTCCACGCTTACTTCTAGTCTTAGTACCCCCAGAACTCTTCTCAAGAGAACAGGTTTGTGCGCTGGCATCTCCCCAACACAACTTAGACCACGGGTGGGTAAAACAATTTCCTCTCATCATAAACTCCTTAACTACTAAACGGGGTATTTTCCTTAACGAAGTCTTCGCCTCTAAAGGTTGGGTCTGTCTTATCATCTATAGTGTAAGATTCTCCCATCAACTTGGTAAAATCCAGATGCCCAGATACCGTAGTACGTGGGGTGAAACAGCCGGGAACCTTTGAACGATCCCTGTTGATAACTACTTCTCGTCTTGTACAAACTGAATCCCACACCCGCTCCTTGAAAAGAGGCTTCCAAGCATCTTTGATTTCATTGTACTCATTTCTAACCACGGATTCAGTATGAACTAGCTCATCTATGGGAGTATTAAAGGCACAATTATTAAAATTGCAATAAACTACTTTTTTAAAGTCGTTTACACTCTCGGGAACATTTTCAATGGGGGTGGGCTGATTGCTTTCAAGCTTCCCATCTTCATCTATATTATTTTTTACTACAAATGTAGCCTTCTTTGCTACAGGTCGTATAGACCCCGGCTTTCGTCTAGGCATTTATCCTGCTCCATTCCGCTATACAGGCTGCATCAGCCCAATCTTGTTCTACAAACTGACTACTAAAATGTTTAGTAGCATACTTCATTATATCTTCTTTAGACGCATTACCCATACCCACTACTTCTTTTTTCCACACTCTATTATCCACTGTTCGATACGGGATATGGGATATTTCTAATATTCCCTTCACAGCCCCCACTACTTCAGATATTGATATGGTAGAATGTGGATTTTTAAAATATAATGGCTTTTCTATAGCCACAGTACCCCCATAAACTATGTCGGGCAAAGCAGCCAATCCTTTGGCTATATCTGGAAATCTATCGGCGGCGGTTTTACCTACAGCCAAAAATTTTACAGATTCTATAAGAACTCCCTCATCATCAATCAAGGTGGCGTGAACTGCTCTAGAACTACAATCTATACCTGTATGAATCAAGTCTTCTCTAATAGGAGTCCACGCTTCTCCCACTCCTCTCGCATCTGAGTTTCTGCGCCTATCCATTTTTGAGGCTTATGAATAGAAATCAATTTATTGGTGTCTCGACGTATGGCGTAATGCTCCTTATTTTTGGCGGCGTTCTTAGCAATCACCAAATCCTTAATCCTAGTTCTACTGTCCGGGTTCTGTATAGCCAACAGATTACCTATAGTTACCCATAAAAGATCACCCACCTCTTCATCAAAGTTTGCTGGGTCTTTTTTAAAATTTTTTATGGCCTCTTCCCATTCTTTGACCTCTTCTTTAATCATAGGGATTCGAGTCTCCATAACAGTTTGATCTGGAATACCCTTATAAGACCCCTCATGATTAAACTCCCATAGTTCGTGGAAGTCAAACACTGCTTCGGCTATTGCAGCCACATCTTCTAAGAAGGAGTATATACTACAGCCGCATTTTGAAGCCTTCGCTAAGTTTTTAGGATGGGTCACTTACTTACCTGCCTCTAGACTTCGTGCTGAAAGAACTCTACTAGAAGTATTGAATAATCCCTTAAAAGCTTCCTTACGCCCCAACAATTTATCGTAAGCCGCCCGAATCTCTATCAGGGTCTTCATACTAGCGTTTAATCGTTTGTTGTCTCTTAGTATTATACCCTCCATTTCATCAATGGTGGGTTTTCTAGTTCCTTTTGCTAAATATTCCTCAGCTAACTTAGCTTTCTCTATCTTCATTCCAGTCTCAAAGGCGGTTTCGTAAGCCCCCTTTTTAGCCCCTAGTGCGGCTAGATTTAATTCTACAAAGGCTAACCACGCTCCAGATACCGACAAATACTCTTGCAAGTCCGTGTTAGAGGCCTCAGAAAGATTCCCAAAAGTGATATCATCACGAGAATTATTATTAATTTGGATAAAGGGTATTTCCATATCCTCAACATACTGGTTGGCTTTATTATAGCCTTTTTCTACTGTCCATACTTCTTCTGTCATTATTTCACCGCCTGAATAGTAAGGGCTAGTGTGGCCGCTACGGTAGTCATATCCTTTTTGGATAGGTCGTTGGTATCTATAATTACAGTCCAATCAAGAGGCTTATCATCTAAAAGGATTTCTGATATGTGTTCTTGTCTAGAGTTCCACATATCCCTAGTGAGGGTGGGATCGAACTTACTAGAATCCTTGTATCTATCCCACCTAATATTTGTATCTGCAACTAATTTTACTAGGAGCCCATCGTGACTCTTAACGAAATCAAATTCATTAGGGTATCTAAGATCATCGAAGATTACTGTTGTCCCTTTATCTAGATGTTCCGCTACATCCTTTCGGATAGCGTGAACCCAAACATCTGGACAAACATCCCGTAAACCTTGCCCTAATTTTTGTAACGGCTCTCGCTCTACCGGAATATTTAAGTGATCTAAAACCCCCCTTAATTTTCCTGCGAAAGACATAATTACCGAATCAGGATTCTTTTCCTGTAACGATCTGGCTAAAGCAGATTTTCCAGTGTGCATTTTACCATGTAACCCAATTACCTTAGCCAAGTCCCAACTCCTCATCTGTAACTAATTTACAATCACAATAGTTATAATGAATTGCGGCTACTTCTGATAGCCGGGGAGGCAAAACCATACTTGCTATAGCTCTGCCTCTAGATAAAATACCATTCCACAAATCAGTATTACGATTAACAACAAAAGTTTTTATTTGTTGGGAGTTCTTATTTTCATAAAGAATTACCCCCTGATCATAATTTAACATATTAAGATAACACTGTAACTGGGTCGAATGTTCTACTTTAGGCCCGTTTACTAGATCGTTATCCCACCCTCGTTGATTTATAGTTTTCAACTCTACTACAAAAAATTTCCCATCGTGATGTAAAACAAAGTCCGCTCGACCCGATAACATGATAGGATAATCTATACGACAAATTTGTTCTCTGTCTATAACCATCTCCGCAAAGTATTTGGTATACCTATCCTCAGCGGAACTACCTACCCCAAATATCCTTTGAAGATTAGCCGAGATGGATTTTTGCGGGATCATGCCGTTGTAATGTAGCCACAAATACCTATCGCAGGGATTCCCTATAGCGGACACAAAGAATTTATTTTTACTCGTACTTTTTTGAGGGTGCGCTAAACGCTTGTCGATTTGCTCAACCAACAACCTCTCCAAATCTTTAGTATCCCAAGAT